GTGCATCAGTACCTATGCCTGAAAAAGAATGGTCTGATTCCTACGATCCTGCAAAATGGCGTGCTCAATACGAAATTTGTAAAACAAAATTGTTTACAAAATACCCTATTGAGGTAAACAGTGAAGAATGGAGCAAATGTATGGGAGAGTTTGAATGAGTAAAATATTTATAGGAATTATTTTTGCTTTAGGACTATTTACATTTTTTCTTTGGAATGAAAACTCAAAACTAGCAGAACTTAACCAAGCCTTTGAACTTAGAGACAAAGAACAAAAATTAGCACTAGAAACAGTACAGAACGATTTTGCACTGCAAACATCTAGTTTGAAAGATTTGCAAAGCAAGAATAACGCTATAGAATTAGAAATGAGTCGTTATTTAGACATTTTTAAACGACACAATCTTACCAAGTTAGCAAATGCAAAGCCTAGTTTGATTGAAACGAGGGTAAATAATGGAACCAAGAAAGTATTTGATGGCATCGAAGCAGACAGTAGGCGTATTGATAGCCTTGATGATGGTTTGCAGTTGCAGTCTGATTCCCAGTAGACAACAAGTAGACATAATTACTAAACCTATTGAACGAACCATCGTTCAACCTGTCATGCCTAGAGCAATTGACCTAAAAGAACCATATTGGTATGTCGTTTCAGGCAAAAATTTAGATGAATTTCTTGCAAGAGTCGAAAAAGAAGAAGGTCAAGTCGTATTTTTTGCTATGTCTGTGCCTGATTACGAATTAATGGCTTACAACATGCAAGAACTTAAACGCTACATCAATGAATTGCAAGAAGTCATTGTTTATTACAGAAAAGTCACCATTACTGATAAAAAATAGGGGTAAAGTATGGAAATTTCATCAGAAGGCATAGCCTTAATTAAAAAATTTGAAGGATGTGAGCTAAAAGCGTACAGATGTGCCGCTAATGTATTAACCATTGGCTATGGTCACACCAAAGATGTCACAGAAGACATGGAAATCACCCAAGAAGAGGCTGAAAACATGTTAAAACATGAATTAATGGATTATTGTAACTATGTAGACATGTATGTGGAGGTACCATTAGAACAACATCAATTTGATTCGTTGGTTTCATGGACATATAACTTAGGACCAACTAATTTAAAGTCTAGTACGCTACTCAAAGTGTTAAATGACAAAGATTATGAAGGTGTACCTGCTCAAATCAAGCGTTGGAACAAGGCAAATGGCGAAGTTAAAAAAGGTTTAATACGCAGAAGAGAAGCTGAAGCATTAATGTTTGAAAATAAAGAATGGTATGAGGTGTAATTGGTTTATAATTTTCTTAGGCACAACTCCATTAGTGCTTAGGGCAGGATAGAACCAAAAATGTCACTATCTATCTATTCTGTCCGACTTTTATGAACATAAACGATCTAAAAGACTTTGATATTCTTTCACCTCAAGATAAGGCTGAGGCTCTTACACTATTACAAAAATACGATGAATTAGGCAAACAAGATTCTTGTCAAAAAGATTTCATGAGTTTTGTAAAACACATGTGGGGTGAAACTTTTATTGAAGGTCGCCACCATAAAATAATTGCTGACAAGTTTAATCGTATTGCACAAGGTAAACTTAAAAGATTAATTGTTTGTTTGCCACCAAGACATTCTAAATCAGAATTTGCTTCTACTTTCTTTCCTGCATGGATGATGGGTCTAAATGGTGCTCTAAAGATCATACAATGTACCCATACATCAGAATTAGCAGTCAGATTTGGTCGAAAAGTAAGAAATTTGATTGATTCAGAGGATTTTCAAACTGTTTTTCCTGATGTGAGCCTTCAATCAGACAATAAATCAGCAGGTCGATGGACAAGTAACATGGAAGGTGAGTTCTTCGCAGCAGGTGTTGGAGGTGCTATTACTGGTCGTGGTGCTGATTTGCTTATTATTGATGATCCACATAGTGAACAAGATGCACTATCACCAAAATCAATGGACTCTGCTTATGAATGGTATACATCAGGACCAAGACAGAGATTACAGCCCGGTGGAACTATTGTGATTGTTATGACTCGATGGAGCACAAAAGACTTGGTTGGTAGAGTTCTTAAAAAACAAGGTGATGACAATGCTGACCAATGGGAAATCGTTGAGTTTCCTGCAATTATGCCAAAAACAGATAAGCCTTTGTGGGGTGAGTTTTGGAAGAAAGAAGAGTTATTAGGAGTCAAAGCATCATTACCTATAGCAAAATGGAACGCACAGTGGATGCAAAATCCTACTGCTGAAGAAGGCTCTATTGTTAAAAGAGAATGGTGGGAGAAATGGCATGGTGAACAAGTGCCATCCTATGATTATGTTATACAAAGTTACGATACAGCTTTTTCTAAAAAAGAAACTGCTGACTATTCTGCAATAACTACATGGGCTGTTTTTGAACATGAAACCAATGAAACACCTTGTTTAATTTTGTTAGATGCCAAAAGGATGCGTGTAGACTTTCCTGAACTAAAAAGACTGGCTTGGGATGAATATAAATACTGGGAGCCTGATTGTGTTTTAATCGAAGCCAAAGCATCAGGCACACCTTTGACACAAGAACTAAGACGAATGGGAATACCTGTTACTGCCTACACACCTAGTAGAGGTCAAGATAAAGTAGCTAGAATGAACAGTGTTGCACCTATTTTTGAATCAGGTATGGTTTGGGCACCTGATGAAAGTTTTGCAGACGAAGTTATTGAAGAAATGGCTAGTTTCCCTTATGGTGATAATGATGACTATTGCGATAGTGCAACTATGGCTTTAATGCGTTTCAGACAAGGTGGTTTTTTGTCATTGCACGAAGATTACCAAGATGAAGTAAAATTATTAAGAAAAGACAGAACAGTGTATTATTAAACAATGAAAATTTTTTTAACATCCTTTGAATTTGATGGCATAGAATATTCAGGACCAAACATATTTGCTAGAAACTGGGAAATAGCTGAGGCTGTTGCTGAGTATCAAGGTTTAAAAATTGATGGTGAATTAGAAGAAATACACAGTGAAGAGTTGTTACAAGAATTAAACGAAAAAAGAGTGCTACACTAAGGTTATTATGGCAGTTGAAAGAGTATTAGGTACAGAAAATAATCCTGACATCATAGAATCAGGCAGTGCTGTAGAAATTATCCCTGAACAAAGCAGATCAGAAGCTATTAGCGAATCAGATAATATTGTAGTTATGAATGATGAGGTTTTGTTAGACGAACAAATAGCGGCTGAACTTGCCAACATGGAAAACGAAACAGAAGATTTTTTTGATAATTTAGCTGATTTTATAGACGAAAGAGAACTTACAAAACTAGCATCTAATCTTATTGATTCTATTCATGGCGATCTTGAATCAAGAAGCGAGTGGGAAAAAACCTACACAGATGGTCTTAAATACTTAGGCATGAAGTTTGATGACAGTCGTTCTCAACCATTTCAAGGTTCTAGTGGTGTCATTCATCCAATACTAGCAGAGGCTACAACTCAGTTCCAAGCACAGGCTTATAAAGAATTGTTGCCTGCTAAAGGACCAGTTAAGACACAAATACTTGGTGCAAGAACTGTAGAAACAGAATCACAGGCTGAAAGAGTCCAAGAGTTTATGAACTATTACATCATGAATGTAATGCAAGACTACGATCCTGAATTAGATCAATTGTTATTCTATTTACCACTTGCAGGTTCTTGTTTCAAAAAAATCTACTTTGATACTGTATTACAAAAAGCAATATCTAAATTTATACCACCTGAAGATTTGATTGTGCCATACGAAGCACCTGATATGTCTTCAGCAGAAAGAATTACCCATTCAATTACGATGTCTCGTAACGAGATTAAAAAACAACAACTTTCAGGTTTTTACATAGATGTAGATATACCTGAAGAGTCTTATGAAACTAGAGACGAAATATCTACTGAAATTGATGAAATAGAAGGCACATCACCTAGTTACACAGAAGATCGAAATAGAACAATCTACGAAGTACACACCATACTTGATTTAGAAGGATTTGAAGATAAAGATGATATAGGTGAGCCAACAGGATTAAAACTGCCTTATATTGTTACGATAGACGAACAATCTAACCAAATATTAGCAATAAGAAGAAACTACAATCCAAATGACCCAACAAAAAACAAAATAAATTACTTTGTACAGTATAAGTTCTTGCCCGGTCTTGGTTTCTATGGGTTAGGTTTATCACACATGATTGGTGGTATATCTAAAGCTACCACATCTATTCTTAGACAACTTATTGATGCAGGAACATTAGCTAATTTACCTGCAGGATTTAAAGCTAGAGGCATGCGTATTCGTGATGAAGCTGATCCATTACAACCGGGTGAATTTAGAGACATTGATACCACTGGTGGTTCTTTGCGAGAAAACTTAATTCCTTTACCTATTAAAGAACCAAGCAATGTATTAATGCAATTACTTGGTTTATTAGTAGATTCAGGAAAACGCTTTGCATCTATTGGTGATATGAATGTCGGTGACATGAACCAAGCCATGCCAGTTGGAACCACAGTAGCTTTATTGGAGCGTGGCACCAAGGTCATGAGTGCAATTCACAAACGCTTACATTACTCACAAAGACTAGAATTTAATTTATTAGCTAAAGTTTTTGCAGATTATTTACCACCTGAATATCCATACGACACTGGTTCAGGATCAAGAGAAATAAAGATTAGTGATTTTGATGATCGCATTGACATAGTACCTGTTTCTGATCCAAACATATTCTCACAAAGCCAAAGAATTACTATGGCTCAAGAATTATTGCAAATGGTTCAATCAAACCCTGAAATACATGGTCCTACAGGCATATACGAAGCCTATTACAGGATGTACAGTGCTTTAGGTGTAGATAATGTAGATGCTTTATTACAACCACCTGCTGATAACACACCCAAACCATTAGATGCAGGTATAGAAAACAGTGGTTTATTATTAGGTCAACCTGCACAAGCCTTTGCAGAACAAAATCATGAAGCTCATGTACAAGCACACCAAAGTTTGTTTTTAACACAAGTTGTTAAAGATAATCCACAGTTACAGTCGTTAATTATTAGTCATGTCATGCAACATTTACAGTTCTTTGCATCACAAATAGCTGAACAACAAATGCCACCTGAAATGCAAGAACAAATTGCACAAGTACAAATGCAAATGCAACAAGTTACACCTGAAGAAGCACAACAAATTCAGTTACAAATACAAATGATGCTAGATCAAATGAGTTCACCTATCTTGGCAGAGCTAACTACGCAGTTTATGGAATCTATTAGCCAATCAAACCAAGGCGATCCTTTGGTTGCTATTAGACAACAAGAATTAGAACTAAAAGACAAAGAATTAGACATGGATCAAGAACAGTTTGATGCAAAACAACAATTGCAACTACAAACCAACGCTCTTGATACACAAATGCAACAACAACGCTTGGATATGCAAAAAGCTATAGCTGATGATAAACTCCAATTAGCCATAGAAAGGATGCAACAACAAGCAGAATTAAAACTTATGGAGTTACAATCAAAACTGAGAGGTAATTAATATGACAACATCTTACATAAAAGAGAGAGTGCAAGAACTTAAAGCTCAAAAAAAATTAGATAGAGCTAAAGAAGAAGCAGAAAGACTTGCAAAAGAAAACGCATTAGCAGAAAGAAAAAAACTGTCTGATGAAAGAATTGCAATGAAACAATCTGCAATAGATTCAGGAGAAGTATTTGTAAATACATCAACGCCTGTTGTTGAAAAAACAACCTCTGTTGTTAAAGAAACAAAAAAAGAAACTAAGAAAACTGCTAAAAAGGCAGTAAAAAAAACAGTCACGAAGGTCGCACCAAAGAAAAAAGGTAGACCAAAAAGCACTAAAAATAAAAAATAGGAGAAAATTATGCCAAAAGTAGGTGGAAAAAAATACGATTACAGCCCAAAAGGTATTGCCATGGCAAAAAACGCCGCTAAGAAAAAAGGCGTTAAAGTCCAATACAAAAACTATGGTGGCACTGTCAAAATGGAAAAAGGTGGTGGAGTCAAAGTTATGAAATGCAGAGGTGGTGGAGCAGCTACTCAGGGTCTTGAATTTAAAATGAGAGACTAATGGATGTAGATTTTCTTGATAAATTGCAAAAAGAGATCGATTCTAAGATCGAAGCAATTAAAGAAACATACATGGGTGGTGGACTAAATGACATGGAACACCATAAATACTTGCAAGGACAACTGGAAGCGTTGTATTATGTACAGGATTTTATAAAAAATTACTTTAAGGCAAACAATGACTAAAAAAACAGTAGAATTATCCTCAGCTTATGTAGAACCTGATGAGGTTGTATTAGACCCAACCAAGCTAGATGATTCTGTTTTAGATCGTATGCCTCAACCTACTGGTTGGAAAATCTTGGTACTGCCTTATCGTGGTAAGGGAGTTACAAAAGGAGGAATCCTTCTCACAAAAGAATCACAAGACAAGGAACAACTGGCAACAGTTGTAGCTTATGTGGTGAAGTGTGGACCTCTTTGTTATAGTGGAGAAAAATATGGAGCACCATGGTGTCACGAAAAACAATGGGTTCTCATTGGTCGTTACGCAGGTGCTAGGTTTAAATTAGATGATGGTGCAGAAGTCAGAATAATTAACGATGACGAAGTTATTGCGACAATTTCTAATCCTGATGATATAGTGAGTTTATAAATGGTAGAAAATAAAACAGAACAAGTTGCATCTGAAGAACTAGACATCGAAATAGTTGAGGAAGCAACAGATCAAAACGAAGCCCAAGCAGTTGTACAATCTGACGATGAGTTAGATGAGTACACAAAAGGTGTGTCTAAAAGAGTAAACAAACTTACTCAAAGAGCAAAAGAAGCTGAACAAAGAGCACAGTATCTTGAGCAAGTAGCAGCTCAAAAAGATGCTGAAATAAATGCTTTGCGTACACATACCAATGAACTTGGTGCACAAACCTTGCTTGCAGAAGAACAATCTATTGAAGCAAAAGAACAACAAGCCAACGAGTTGTACAAAAAAGCTGTTGAATCAGGTGATGCAGAGCTTATGTCTAAAGCAGACACTCTTAAAAGCGATCTTTCTATACAGAAAGAAAAAGTACGCATGGCTAAAAATAGGAAACAAGAGCCACAACAAGCACAACCAGTGCAACAAGTACAACCACAGGTTCAACAACAAGCTGATCCACAGCCTACTAGAGAGGCTTTAGATTGGGCAAGTAAAAATACTTGGTATGGAGATCAATCTAACCAAGAAAGTGTTGAAGCAACCCAATTTGCGTATTTTACTCATTTTAATTTAGTCAATGAAGGCTTTGAAGCTGATTCAGACGACTACTACAATGAGTTAAACAAAAGAGTTTTTAAAGTTTATCCTTCATTGGATAATAATGAAAAAGCCGAAGTAAAAGATGATAGACCCTCTGTGCAAAGAGTCGCATCTGCTTCTGTAGGAAGTCGGCAAAAAACACAAGCTAAAAAGAAAGGCGTGACTTTTTCTAAGTCCGAAGTAGATCGCCTCAGAGGGTTAAAACCTTACAACATGTCAGAAGATGACTGGTTGAAAAGAGTAGCCCAAGAGAAACAAAAAATTTCACAAAGAGAGGTAATCTAATGAAAGACGAAAAGAATTTGGACATGACTAGAACTGTTCGTGATTCCGAGACACACGATAAAGAGGCTCGTAGAAAACCATGGCGACCAGTCAGAAAACTTGAAACTCCTCCACCACCTGAAGGCTATGAATACAGGTGGATTAGAGAAGCAACTTTAGGTCAAGAAGATGCAAATAACATGAGTTACAGACTAAGGGAGGGTTGGGAACTTGTACAAGGTTCTGAGCTACCTGAAGGATGGCATTTTCCTACTATCGAACAAGGCAGGATGGCAGGCGTAATTCACAACGAAGGACTCGTTTTAGCAAAAATGCCAACTGAGACTGTACAAGAAAGAAGAGATCACTACGAGGGTAAAACTCGTCAGGCAAATGAAGCGTTAGACAATACTATGTTTAACGATTCTTCTAAAGACAATCGATATGTTAAGTATGATTCTAAGCGAGAATCTCAAGTTACTTTTGGACAAAAAAAGTAACTAATAACAGGAAACTAAATTATGGCAAATAAAAATGCTCCATTTGGTCTAAAACCTGTTCGTATGATGAGTGGTGCACCTTATTCAGGTGGACAATCAAGATACAGAATCGCTAGTGGTGCGACTACCCCAATTTTCCAAGGAGACTTGGTTACTCAGCTAACAGCAGGAGTATTGGGCAGACACGCCGCTACTGGAACTGTGCCTATTATTGGAGTTTTTAATGGCGTAAGCTATACAAATTCTTCAGGCGAACAGATTTTTAGCAACTATTATGAAGGAAGTATTACTTCCTCTGATATTATGGCTCATGTGATAGATCACCCTAATGTTGTTTTTGAAGTGCAATGCAATGCAGCTTTTCCAGTTGCAGACTTGTTCGGAAACTTCGACATTGTTGATGGATCACCTGTGGGCGACACGAAGTCAGGAAGATCAAATACTGAATGTGCAGTTAGTACTGGTAACACCACTGCTACACTACCACTGAAAGTCTTAGATATTTCTGAAGACCCTGATAACTCGGATGTAGGTTCGACTGACACTAATGTTCTATGTGTGATTCAAAATCATATATGTGGACAAAAAAGTGCAGGTTTAGCATAAGGATATAAATTATGGCAATTTCAAGAGCACAATTAGCGAAGGAACTCGAACCCGGTCTAAACAGTTTATTTGGACTTGAGTACGATCAGTACCAACAAGAATATACTGAAATTTTTTCTATCGAAGACTCTCAAAAGGCTTTCGAGGAAGAAGTATTGGTTATGGGTTTTGGTTCAGCACCAACTAAGTCTGAAGGTCAAGGAGTTGTTTTCGACAATTCTTCTGAAAGTTATACAGCAAGATATACGCATGACACGATTGCGTTAGCTTTTGCACTAACAGAAGAAGCAGTTGAAGATAACCTCTACGATTCTTTAGGAAAAAGATATACAAAAGCACTAGCACGATCAATGGCTAACACCAAAGAAGTCAAAGGTGCCAATGTACTCAATAACGCATTTTCTACCAGTTTTACTGGTGGTGATGGAAAACCTTTAATCGCTACAGATCACCCACTTGCAGGTGGTGGAACTGCTGCGAATAGAGCGACTTCCATGGCTGACCTCAATGAAACTTCATTGGAAGATGCACTTATTGACATCTCAACTTTTACAGATGACAGAGGATTGACAATATCTGTTAATGCTTCAAAACTTGTGGTTCCACCACAGTTAGTTTTTGTTGCTGACAGAATATTGAACAGCACTCTAAGACCAGGTACATCAGATAATGATATTAACGCTATCCAAAACACAGGTGTGTTACCGGGTGGTTATACAGTTAATCATTACTTGACTGATCCTGATGCTTTCTTCTTGCTTACATCTGTTACAGATCAAGGCGAGGGTCTAAAAATGTTCCAAAGAACAGGCATGGAGACTAACATGGAACCTGATTTCTCTACTGGTAACATTCGTTACAAAGCTAGAGAAAGATACAGCTTCGGTTTTTCAAACTGGCGTGGTATTTATGGTTCACAAGGAGCTTAATTGAACGATTTGTAATAGCGTTTATTACTCAACTATTACTTAAAAAGGGCTCAAAAGAGCCCTTTTTTTTGACTTTTTTTAAATAATACGACATATCAGTGACTTACAATGTGTAATATATGTGTAAAAAGTTGTACATTTATGTAAAAAGATGTATATTACTTATATGGGAAATAAATTAAATAACAAAAAAGGAGAAAATATGACAATTAAGTTAGTGCGAATTAAAAATGAAACATTTACTGATGATCCTGATAAAAGACTTTATGTTTATGGTCAATACACAATTAGAAATGATTGTGACTGGTATGGTTGGAAAGTTTTTGATGGTGACAAACAAATTAATACCAAGGGTTATTGTTTCAAAACATCTAAAGATTTCTTAAAAAATTATATTAATCAAAATTCTCAGGAGGTAGCGTAATGTTTTATTTAAAACACGATTTAAACCCTGTAGAAGAAAATAGCACCT